CATCGGAAGAGGTCGGAAAAGCTCTAGTGGTTGATTTGCAACAGATTATCCATTTGCAGAAGGAAGTATCCGGTAAGCGGTAGCCGGTATCCGCCCACGGCAGTCCGTATCCATCTTCGAGGTATCCGAACAGTGTCAACGGTGTCCGAGCAAGGGGTCGGCGGTGTGCGCGCGTATGCGAAACACCGGGGCGTGAACCACAACGCGGTGCGCAAGGCAATCGCGGCGAAGAGGATAAGCCGCTCGGTCACTTACGTGGACCGGGCTGGCCACCAGGTACCGCGCATCGAGTTCGCGATTGCCGACCAGGAGTGGGCACGGAACACGGATCCGACGGCAGCCGAGAAGACCGGCAAATTTTACGGGCCGTCAAGACAGTCTTTGCGCTCGACCCCCGTCGTGCTGGCGGAGGGAAGTAGCCCCGTGCCTGAGCACGCAGAGCCGGTGGCGAAAACCGTCAATCAGGACGAGCGCGCCAATTTGCATGGAAACGAATCGGTAGCCGCGGCTGGTGTCCTGGCAGACGCGCCTTCGCAAGCGGGCGAGATCCCGCCAGCGGCTGCCGGCCAGTTGCCGCTGACGGGGCCGGACACGACAGCATCTTCGAAAGAGGGTGCGGGCCCGCCGGCGCCGCCGGCGAAGGACGGGGACCCGAACCGTTATCTTGAGCACCGAGCGCGCACCGAGGAGTTCAAGGCGAAGCAGGCGGAGCTGGAGTACCTGAAGGACCTGGGCCGGCTGGTATCGGCGGCCGAGGTGCGCGAGGCGCAGTTCCGGCGCGACCGGACGCTGCGCGACAAGCTGCTGAACGTTCCGGACCGCATCGCGACCATCGTGGCCGCGGAGCGCGACCCGGCGCGGGTGCACCAGCAGATGACCGACGAGATCAAGCGAATCCTGAATGAACTCTCCATTGATGCCGCCGCTGAAGTTGCCGGAGGGGCTCCCGAGCGCGTGGCTGCTTAGCTGCATCACTTTCGCGGAAGCGATCGCGCCGGATCCAGATCGCCAGATCGACCAGTGGGCCGACGAGAAGCGGATCCTGCCGCCCGAGACTTCGGCAGAGCCAGGCCCCTGGCGCACCAAGCGGGTGCCGCACACGCGGGAGATCATGCAGGCGCTGTCGCCGTCGGACCCGTGCCAGGAGGTGACGTTCGTCGCCGGCACGCAGGTGGCCAAGACCGAGATCGGCAACAATTTCGTCGGCTTCATCATGGACGAGGCGCCGGGTCCGGCGATGATGGTGTTGCCGACCTCGAACACGGGAAAACGCAGTTCGCGCACGCGGCTCGCCAAGATGATCGAGTCGACGCCCAGCCTGCGGCAGAAAATCAGCGACAGTTCGCGCGACAGCACGAACTCGGCAACGATGAAGGAATTCCCGGGCGGGGTGCTGGTGATCGCCGGGGCGAACAGCGCGGCGGAACTGAAGTCGATGCCGGTGCGCTACCTCTTCGAGGACGAGGTCGACGAGTACCCGGACGACGTCGACGGCCAGGGCCCGGCGGACGAGCTGGCGGAGAAGCGCACGGACACCTTCGTGCGCAAGAAAATCTTCCGCACCTCGACGCCGACCGAAAAAGGCCGCTCGAAGATCTGGCGGCACTGGCTGAAGTCGGACCAGCGGCACTATTACGTGCCTTGCCCGGCATGTGGGCACGAACAGGTGCTGATCTGGGACCAAATACGCTGGGAAACGCGCAAAGTCTGGGAGCTTACGCTCGCCGATACGGGCGAGATCCGCGAAGTCGAACCCAACAGCGAAGGCGCGGCCGAGATAGACACCGGCGAGGTGATGGATGTCTGGTACGACTGCGTGAGTTGCGCGGGGCGCATCGACGAATACCAGAAGACCGGAATGCTGGACGGGGGCCGCTGGGTCGCGCATGCGCCTGGCGTGCGCCGGCGCGGCTATCACCTGAGCGCGCTGTACTCGCCGGTGGGCTGGTACTCGTGGCGCACCGCGGTGGAGAAGCGCCTCGAGGCGGACAAGGATCCGAGCAAGTTCCTGCTGAAGATCTGGACCAACACGGTCATCGCCGAGCCCTATGCCGACGCCGGCGACCAGGTGCGGGCGCTGGACCTGAAGTCGCGCGCCGACAAGTATTCGCTGAAGCAGGTGCCGGCCGGGGGACTGTTCCTGACTGCCGGGGCCGATATCCAGGCGAACTGGATCGCGACCTGCGTCAAGGCATGGGGTCGCGGCGAAGAGTCATGGCTCATCGATTACCAGGAATTCCACGGCGACACCGAGACGGTGGAGCCGTGGGAGCGGCTCGCGGAGTACCTGCACGAGACGCAGTTCATGCACGAGTACAAGGTGCCGATGCGGGTGCTGGCCGGCGCCGTCGACACCGGCTACCGCACGCAGACCGCCTATGACTTCTGCCGCCGCTACAAGCATCGCAACGTAATCGCGGTCAAGGGCGTGTCGCGCCCTGGCAAAGCGGTGCTGGGCCGGCCCACCGCGCAGGACGTCACGCACCGCGGCGTGGTGGTGAAGAGCGGGGTGCAGCTCTGGCCGATCGGCGTCGACACCGCGAAGATCAAGATCTACGCGCGGCTCAAGATCACCGCGACCGGTCCTGGATGCATCCACTTTCCGCTAGGGCTGCCGGACGAGTACTACGAGGGGCTGGTCTCCGAGCGCATGGTCACCCGGTACAAGCATGGCCGTCCGGTGCGCGAATTCGAGAAGGACGCCGGCGCGCGCAACGAGCCGCTTGACGTCGAGGTGTACGCCTACGCCGCGGCGCTCTATGCGGGCATGTCACGGGTCAACTGGGACAAGCTCGAGGCGGGGCTCCGCGAATCTGCCGGGGATCTGTTCGTCGCCGGCGTGCAGACGTCTGCACCGGCCTCTCCCCGGCCCTCTCCAGCGAGTGGAGAGGGTGAAGAACACAACCGCGATGACGCCGTTGATTCGGCGGCGGACGCAGCCCCGGGGGCTGGAGCCACGGTTCCCGGGGCGGATGCCGCGCTGGATGCACATCTTAAAAAGTCTCGCGGTTTGACGACCGGACGGCCGCGCTGGCGAGTCAACAACTGGTGAGGGAAGGCAATGAGCGACGTGACAAAAGAGATCGTTTATCCGGATTCGCCGCGGGTTGGCAGGTTCCAGATTACCTACGAGCTGCTGCGCGACGGCAGCCATAGGCCGATGCTGCAGGCGCTGTTCGGCCTGTGCGTGGTGCTGGATGTAGAGGACCACGAGTCCGGACGTGGGAAGACCTACACCGCGGCCTCAGAGCTGTTCCAGCCGCTCAAAGAGGGCGAGGAAATCCCGGAGTACCGCATCGAGTGCGCCTGCAACATGGCCTTCGAGAATCCGGAGCGGGAACTGGACCGCATCAACAGCGGCGCCTTCGGCTTCTGCGCGATCCGACAGATCGTCGTGCGCGTGCCGCCGGCGCAGTTCACCCACCGGCCGGTCGCGCCGGGGCAGCTTCATTGAAGGAGACAGCCATGGAAGAAAAGGAACTGCCCGCGCTGTTCGAGGGCGCCACGCACCGGCTCGTTCACAGCGGCGAGCCTGTGAAGGCAACGCACTGGAAAAAGGATGGCGACCATCCTCTTGTCGAGCGCTACCCGGTGGAGCGGCGCGAGTACAAGGGGCTGCTCGTCGCAGGGCAGAAGCAGAAGTTCGGCCTGCGCTTCGGGGAGTGGATCGTCGAGGATGCCAGGGGACGGCTGTGGGTCGAGTCGTCGCAGGAGCTTCCCGCCACCAAGTACGCCGCGCTCGAGGGGGTGCAATCATGAAAAGGTGTTTCCTGTTCCTGGCGCTGCTGGTCGCTGTCTACTGGGAGCGCTTTTTCGGGCTCGGCGTGACGCACCTGATGTACTACTCGGCACTGCTCGGCCAATGGAACGGCACCACGAATGCCGTGTTCGATTTTGATGAGGCGGCCGATGACATAAAGGTCTCGGCGCACACCAATACGTACGCGCCTAACCAGGACACGCACGACTTCTTCGACGACGTGACCAACGAGGTCACCGGCACCAACTACACCGCAGGCGGCGCGGCGCTCGCCTCGCAGACGCTCACGCGCGCCACCGGGACGGTGACGTTCGACGCCGCGGACGTGGTGTGGACGCAGAGCGGTGCCGGGTTCTCGACCGCGCGCAAGTTCGTGATCTATCGGAACGCCGCAGGGGTTGCTGCGAATTCGAGGCTGTTCAGCGTGGTAACGGCGGATGCGGACGTTGGCAACGTGACCGGGGACCTGACCATCGCCTGGAACGCAAGCGGGATCGCGACCTGGTCGACGACGTAACGCGCTGAAGAGATCAGAGGTGCTGGCGGCCTGGCGGTGGGTGCTGCGTTTCGTTGCGCAGGGGCTCATTTTCCTGTGCTACGTCCTAGCCACCATCTGCCTCGCAATTCTGACTTGCATTGGCTATGCATTGACATGGTTATACAAGCGTGCTGGATGGCCTGATGGGTTGACCGCATGGAACTGTTGGGCATTTGTTATTGCGAAATGGTTGGAGGCTGGACCGTCTAAAACCTATCTCATTGTCCGGAAGAGTTTGCACACCGCTGTGCCGCACATCTTCTTCGCTGAGTCCATAGAGGGACTGCAGGTTTCGGAATTGAAACCATTGAGGCCCAAGCATGGATGGAACGGCTTGTGGCGAGTTTTCTACCATAAAAGCCGCGTCCGTGAAGGCGAAGGCGAGGAAAAGAAAAAATAATGGCCATCACATGGCACCCTGACTTCTGTCCAATCGGAGGCTGCAGGCTTACCGTTTCCAACGACTGGAGCAGCGTGATCTCGGCTGTCCTATGTTCACGCCACCAGGCAATAAAAGACCAATTTGGTCTGACTGATGCACAGGTGTTGCGCGGTCTGATAATCATCTCACGCAGAAAAGAACGCGCCCGGTGGGTCATCAAAGAGCGGCTAGTGGAACTTGCTCTGATGGACACGGAACATCCAGGCGTGCCCTATGTGGTGGACGCAACAGGGAACTTTTCCATTCTGTCCGGGACTTCCGGGGCTACGAGAACTGACTTGCGCACTCGTGTCGCCAACGCCTTGGCTGTTGAAGAAACAACGGCTGGCGCACCTACCATTACGGTGAACTGATGGGCAAGGCATTGCTGGTGCAGAGTAACATGACTACGTCGGTGTCACTTGACCTTACGAATGGTCATGAGACAAACCTGTTCGGAGACGTACAGTCCACGACCACAGAAGCCACCGCACAAGCAAGTGCTACTGAAGGTTGTACGTTTTCAGGATTAGGGATAAACATCGTTGGTGGAGGGTCAGGCACAAACACCCTCACATTTCGCGATGCGGGAGCAAATGGAAATCAAGTCGCATCCAGGGCCGGTACTGGCATAGCAGAAGACACAACGAACAGCGACGTACTCTCGGCTGCGGACTTGTTCAACCTGGCCTACACCGATACCGGCACGGATTCGCAATACATATGGATCAAGGGCAACGTAGAGTTTGCGTCCGGACATGGCGCCTTTACGGGGTGCGCAGGACTGGGATTGCTTCCCATCATGGACGTGCCATCAGCCACACGTTTCTTTGGTCTGGCTGGAGACTTGAGGGCAGACGGTAACGCAACAGAATCAGATGTCGCTTTCAAATGCAGGGGCTACGATGTATTCGAAGCCCTTCAGGTCAGAGTTACAGCGAACGCCAGAACGAACGATTCAGTATTCAGAAATCGCATCAACGCCGGTGACGGGACTGGCGTCATAACGTTCGGTGCCGGAGTCACCGGGCTGCTCACGGCCACAGGATTGGCTGACGCGATAGGCGACGGGCAGACCGTCAACACGTCGCTGACGCTCTTAACTGGTGTCGAAGATTTAACTGTTGCGTTCATACTGGCGACGCTGAAGTCTTCCTCGGGAAAGCAAGATCAATGGAGTTGCGCGCAGGACGGTGAAACTAGAACCGCAAGTGCCACTGCAGAGTACTTCCCTATAGGTGGTTTCTGTAACGCCGGCCAGGGTTTCACAGAGGCACAATGCCAGATCAAGCCGGGCTTCGCTGGTGTAGCGAGCAATCTTCGCGTCTATTGCGATACAAACACCTACACCGGCAATGGAACCCTAAAGCTCTACCAGAACGGCTCCCCAGTCATAACGACTACGATTACTGCGGCAGGTGGGGCTGCGTGGTACGAGAATACGTCAGACAGCGTATCGTTTGACGCCGACGACGTGTTTTCGTTCGAACTAGACGAAGGTACGTCCGGCAGTATTCACTTTCACTTGATGGGGATTACTTTTTCCCCACCTGCTGGTGGTGGCACGACAGTGTCCGCCGGCGTGGTGACTCACAGCTACACCGGGCAAAATCCGCAGGTGCTGGCAAGGGTGCAGCCAGGTGCGGTAGTTCACACCTATACCGGACAGGTACCGACATTTCGGCATACGGTAAGGCCGGCTCAGGTAACCCACAGTTACACCGCGCAGGCGCCGCAGGTGCGCGCACGGGTACAGCCCGGAGCGGTGGTGCATACCTACACCGCGCAAACGCCGCAAGTGCGCGCGCGAATACAGCCGGCGCAGGTGACGCACAGCTATGCCGGGCGCGTGCCAGGGATCACGGCCGGCGCCGGATTGAATGCGCCGGTGGCCACGCACAGCTACACCGGACAGACACCGCAGGCCCGCGTGCGGGTGCAGCCTGGCGCGGTGGTTCATACCTACACCGGACAAACGCCGCAGGTGCGCGCCCGGGTGCAGCCCGGAGCGGTGACGCACACCTACACCGGGAGGGTGCCGAGTGTCTCGGCAGGTGCAGGTGTCAACGTACCGGCGTCGACGCACAGCTACGTCGGGCGCGTGCCGAAATTGCAGGCGAAGGTGCAGCCTGCTCCGGCCACGCACACCTACACGAGCCGCGTCCCGAACCTCGCGACAGGAGGCCAGGTGTTCGCGGCGGTGGCGACGCACAGCTATGTGCCGCGGTCGCCGAAGCTGCAGGCGCAGGTGCGGGCGGCGGTCGTGACGCACGTCTACAGCGCGGTGGTGCCGGCCTATGTGGCGCAGATCGCCTACACCAGCGAGCCGCTGCGGGCACGGATCGGGGCCACACCGGCGGCTGATGTGCACACGCGTATCGGCACCAGCCCAGTGGCGGATGTCAATGAGCGCATCGGGCCGGAAGTCGGCACCGTGACCACGAAGCGAATCGGAGATCCAGCCAAATGATGCTTGAAGAACTGATCGCCGGGGACACGCTGGACTTCCTGGACAGCGTGCCTGAGTACCAGCCGGCCGATGGCTGGACGCTTAAGTACCGGCTGGTGCCGCGCTTCACCACGCCGGTGCAGGCGCCGATAGACATCACCGCGAGCACGTCGGGAAGCGATTACCGGGTGCAGGCGGCCGCGGCCATCACCGCGACCTGGACGGCCGGGTATTACACCTGGGCACGCTGGGTGGAGAAGGCGGGCCCGATCCGGCAGTCGCTTGGCGACGGGCAGATCCTCGTCATCGGGGATCCGGCGGCGGCGGCGGCCGGATACGACGGGCGCAGCCAGGCCGCCAAGGCAGTGGACGACATCAAGGCGGCGATGGCGACCTTCAGCGCGTCCAACGGCACGATCAAAAGCTACTCGATCGGCAATCGACAGGTGACCTACCGTGACAAGGCAGAGATGATCACGGACCTGGACTTCTGGCAGCGGCAACTCAATGCGGAGAGAGATGCCGCGGCGATGGCCGGCGGCCTTGGCAATCCGCGCAATGTGGGCATTCGATTTTCAAGGCCGTGAGGCGCCATGTTCGACAACCTGAGAAAAAGCATTGCCAGCGCGATCAGGCCGAAGACCACGCGCGCGCCACGCGCTTCGAAACCCTCTCTCCCCTCGCGTGGGAGGGCCGGAGAGAGGGGGGTTGGGCTCCGCACCTACCAGGCAGCGCGCGCTTCGCGCCTGACCTCAGGCTGGGCTACGTCCACCACCTCGGCTGACTCAGAGCTGGTCGCGAGCCTCACGAACCTGCGCAACCGATCGCGCGCGCTAGTGCGCGACGCCGCGTATGCCAAGCGGGCGAAGGTGATCGTGGTCAACAACGTGATCGGCGCCGGCATCGGCATGCAGGCGCAGGTGATGTCTTCGCGCGACACGCTGCGCGAGAACGTGAACGAGGCAATCGAGGAGGCCTGGCGCGACTGGTGCCGCGCCGAAACCTGCCACACCGGCGGTGTGCTGCACTTCTGCGACCTCGAGCGCGCGCTCATGGGTCAGGTGTTCGAAGCGGGCGAGGTGTTCGTGCGCAAGCATCTCAGCAGGTTCGGCGGGTCGGAGATCCCGTTCGCGCTGGAGATGATCGAGTCGGAGCGCATCGCCGACGAGTTGCAATATCCGGTGCCGCCAGGGCCGGCTGCGCCAGGGGCGATCATCAAGATGGGCATCGAGGTCGACCGCTACGGGCGGCCGATCGCCTACTGGGTCCGCGCCAGGCATCCGGGGGATTACCGCTTCTCCATTGGCGAGATAGACATGGTCGAGCGCGTGCCGGCGGACCAGATCATTCACCTGCGGCTGGTGGACCGGTGGCCGCAGACGCGCGGTGAGCCGTGGCTGCACGCGGTGGCGCGGAAGCTGAACGACATGGACGGCTATTCCGAGGCCGAGATCATCGCGGCGCGCGGGGCGGCCAACTACCTTAACACGATCCAGACGCCTGAAGGGGAGCATCCACTGGCGCAACCGGTGAACCCGTCGAATCCGTCCGGCGAGAAGGAAGTCGTCACGGAGCCCGGCATGACCGTGCGGCTCGCTCCAGGCGAGGAGATGAAATTCAACACGCCGAACCGGCCGAACACCGCGCTCGACCCGTTCATGCGCTACATGCTGCGCGAAGTGGCCGCCGGGACCGGACCTAGCTACGAGAGCCTGAGCCGTGATTACTCGCAGAGCAATTACTCATCTAGCCGCCTGGCACTGCTCGATGACCGCGACCTGTGGCGGATGCTGCAGCAGTGGTTCCTGCGCAGCTTCCGCATGCCGCTGCACCGGGAGTGGCTGCAGTCGGCGGTGCTCGCCGGCGCTGTCGAGGCGTTGCGCGTAATTGAATACGCGGTCGACCAGAAGAAATTCGAGGCGGTGCTGTTCAAGCCGCGCGGCTGGAGCTGGGTCGATCCGACCAAGGAAGTGCAGGCCTACAAGGAAGCGATCAAGGCCGGATTCACCACCCGGGCGGACGTCATCGCCGCGACCGGCGACGGGCGCGACGTCGAGGATGTCGACCGGCAACGGCGGCGCGAACTCGACCAGGCGAAAGAGCAGGGGCTGATCTATGACACCGATCCGGAGATTTACGTCGCCGAGGCCACCTCACCCCAGCCCTCTCCCCCTAAAGGCGGAGAGGGAGAGGACAAGAAAGAGGACGATGACGGGGCTGAAAACGTAGACGATGGCGAAGGTGGGAAGCCGAAGCCAAAACCGAGATTGCAAGATGGCGCCGAGACGCGCGTCGTTTCAATTGGGAGGTAGGGCTATGAGCGAGAGCTGTGAGGTCAAGATCACCCCTGCCGATTTAAGACGTGCGGAAAGCATTCTCAAAAATGCGGTGCGCGAAGGATGGGCCGCCGTTGCCACGTATGAACCTAGGCGCCCGTTTAGCACCAGCCGGTTGGGGTCGCTGTACGAAGGCATCCTCGATAGAGTGATTCGCAACAGGTGCGCCAAAATACTGGAGGCCGCACAAATAACACCGAGGTTCATCAATTTTCAAGAGGAATTGCGCGCCCAAAAGAAACACGTGCGTGCTGAAATGAAAGTTGAAAGGCTGTCAGCTCGAACACAACTCGCCAAGGAGTTGTTGCAAGCGAGGGCAAGGCTTAGTGCCCTTCGGAGTCGTATAACTGCTTTGCAGTTTTGTGAGACGACGGCAGAGGCAAACAACAAATATCCATCTCCGCCAGCGCCAACCGTTAGGGCGCACAAAGATGGTGTCGGATTGCCAAGTGGGAGCGGAATTTATTTTCTGTGGAATGAAGGCCAAATTGCTTACGTCGGGCAAAGCATATGCCTGATTAAAAGGCTGAGACTTGGTAACCATCACGCGATGATCGATGGCGATGAAATATCGTATGTGGAAATGGAGCGGGAAAAGTTGACGTGGGCAGAGTGTTTCTATTTAGGCGCATTGTCCCCACCGAGGAATTTCGGGGGCTCAGCCAGTCACCATAGATATAGCGCGCCGCCGCCCGCTTCAATCGCTGCGCAATAAGAATCGCGTTTGTGTCCCATTGAAAGCCCGCATCGCGGGCTTTTTTATTTGGAGGTGACCCATGACCAAGAAGCCCACCATTGCCGAGATCCTCGCCAAGCCGGACTTTCGCGAGGGGGTGTTCAACCGGGCGAGCGCCAAGGATGCCGACCGCACTGTGGAGATCTCGTTCTCCTCTGAGGCGGCAACGGTCGATCGCTGGTTCGGCAAGGAGATCCTGTCGCACGGATCAGGCGCGGCGAACCTGGAGCGTTTCAACTCCGGCCGGGCGAACCTGCTGGTCAATCACAACCCTTCGGACTGGGTCGGGGTGATCGAATCGGCCAGGATCGACAGCGACAAGGTCGGGAGGGCGGTGGTGCGCTTCGGCAACAGCGCGCGCGCGACCGAGGTCTTCAACGACGTCAAGGACGGGATCCTGACTTCGGTGTCGGTCGGTTACTCGCGCGACGAGATGCAGCTCACCAAGACCGGCAAGGACGAGGACGACGAATACACGGTCACGCGCTGGACGCCGTTCGAATCGTCGCTGGTGACGATCCCGGCCGATCAGCGCGTGGGCGTGGGCAGGGCAGCAGAACCACTTCATCAATCGGCGGAAACCGCCAAACTCAAGGAGCGCCAAATGGAACTAGGAGCAAACGCCCCGGCGGGCGGCACCGCCGATGTGGTTGTGGTGGATGACAAGCCGAAGGTGGTCACCGCGCTGGAACTGGAACAGGGCCGGCGCAGGGCGATCGAGAATCTCGCCAAGGCGAACAAATTCGACGACGGTATCCGCGATGCCTGGATTGGGCAAGGCTATTCGATCGAGCAGGTCTCGGACGATGTCCTGCGCATCCTCGAGGAGCGCGGCAAGTCGAACCCACAGCCGGCGAGCAAGCTTGGCCTGACGATGAGGGATACCCAGCGCTTCAGCCTCACGCGGGCGATCGCTGCGTGCGCGTCGCACGACTGGACGAAGGCCGGGTTCGAGGCCGAGTGTTCGCGGTCGATCGCGCAGAAACTCAATCAGGTCGCCACACCCAACAAGTTCTACGTGCCTTTCGAGGTGATGGAGCGGCCGGTCGAGCAGAAGCGCGACCTGACGGTGGCCACCGCCGGCGCTGGTGGCTTCCTGGTGCAGACCGAGAATGTCGGATTCATCGAGATGCTGCGTAACCGCTCAGTGGCATTCCGCCTGGGCGCGCGCCGGCTTTCCGGCCTGCAGGGCAGCGTCACCATTCCGCGGCAGTCGGCTGCTGCGACTGCGGTGTGGCTCGCGAACGAGGCGAGCACCATCACCGAAAGTCAACAGACCTTCGTGCAGATCGCGCTTACGCCGAAGAACGTCGGCGCCTACACCGAGATCAGCCGGCAGCTGCTGCTGCAGAGTTCACCTGCGGCGGAAGGCATCGTGACGGACGACCTGGCACAGGTGGTAGCGACTGCGGTGGACCTGGCTGCGCTGGAAGGCTCAGGCGCTGGCGGCCAGCCGACCGGCATCTCGCAAACGGCCGGCATCGGGTCGGTCACCGGCACCTCGCTGGCTGCAGCCGGCATCATCGAGTTCATGAGCGATGTGGCTTCGGCAAACGTCATGCCGAGTTCACCAGGTTACGTCACGACCCCGGCAGTCGCGGGACTGCTGATGATCCGGCCGGAGCTGCCCACCACCGGCACCACGCGGCTGTGGACCGGCAACCTCTGGAACGGTGCGCTGTTCGGCATTCCTGCCATGTCATCGAACCAGCCGACAGCCGCAACCATGATCTTCGGCGACTGGCAGGAGCTGGTGATTGCGGAGTGGGGGGTGCTGGAGGTCGAGGTCAATCCGTTCGCGAATTTCCCGGCCGGCATCATCGGCGTGCGGGCGATCTACAGCCTGGACGTGGGCGTGCGCCGGCCGTTCGCGTTCTCGCGCGCGACCACCATCACCTAAACAAACCAAGGCCTACTCATGGCCCTGTCGGCGGCGGGCTCGGCGCTCGTCGCCGGCAGTTTTCAGGAGAACGACATGCAAGCGCAACAACAACAGCCGCAGATCCGGAGCGCGCGCGTGCTGCGCCCGTTCTATTTCAACGGCAAGCCGACCAAGGTCGGCGAAACCATCGAACTGCCGCGGATCTTCGCGCTCGAGATGAAGGCGGCCCACAAGGTCGAACTGATCGAGGTGAAGACACAGGACAAGCCGCAACATGAGAAGGAGAAGGTCGAGGCAAGACCAGGCCAGAAAGCGCTGGTCTAATTTTTCCAGATACGCATTAAGGGGCACTACCTGGCCCGGCAATTGACAAGCGCCGGGCCTTTTTTCCGGGCGGCTTCACTGAGGACGCCGGGGAAAGATCTTTTTTCATGTACTACTCGCCAAGGAGGATGGACATGCTGTCACATCAAGGGCAAGCGGCTGAAGCGGTGACCATGCTGGCATCACTCAGCGCGGCGGCCACCGTCAACGCGACCAGCGCATGGATCGACGTGCGCAAGTACGAAGGCGACCTGGTTATCGTCTCGAATATCGGCATCATCACCGGCACCATCACGCCAACCATTGAGGACGCAACCGACGGCGCCGGTGCTGGAGCTGCTGGCGTGACGCCTACCGAGGGCGCGTTCACTGTGGTGACCACATCGAACGACCCGCTGCAGGAGAAGCGCACTATTCCTGCTGGCTCGGTGCGCGGCTGGATTCGCTATGTCGGCACGATCGCCACCGGCCCCGCTCTGGTCGGGGTGACGCTGCTGTCTCATCCGAAATACACCGCTTAAGGCCGCGAAGACACGTAACTGCCGTGGTACGTGATACGTGACACGGAAAAGCGAACCACGAGCCACGAGCCACGAGCCACGAGCCACGAGCCACGAGCCACGAGCCACGAACCACTGCCCTTAAATGTTCACCGAGGATCTGAGCGTGTTTTTCTCGACCGCGGAGTTCGCGGTCGATGCGGTCTGGACGCCGGCGGCAGGAGGCGGGCCGTTCACCATCCCGGTGATTTTCGATAACGCCTATCGCGAGTTCGCGATGGGCGAGGCTGACCAGGCAGGGCGCGAGCCGGAGTGCCTGGCGCGCGACGATCAACTGGCGCAGGGCAGCGGCATGAAACGCGGTGATGTGGTCGTGATCAACAGCGTCACATACAAGGTGGGCACCATCGAGCCGGATGGCACTGGTGTGTCGCGGATCGTGCTGAGGAAGTGAGATGGCTCACCACCGCGAGACGCTGGTCGAAGGCCTGCGCGACATCCTGCAGGCGGCTGGTACTTCCATGGGCTCGCGCTTCTATCGCGGGCGGAAGCTCCCCGTGGAGGATACGGAGCTGCCGGCCGGGCTGGTGTACCAGGGCGATGAGCAAAGCGAGCTGAACGATGTAGCCTCGCTCAAGCGCCGCGGGCTGGAAACTTTCATCGAGCTGCACCAGAAGTCAGACCCGGCGGTGCTGAACGATCCGGACATCGAGACGAAACTGAACGAACTGGCGCGCGAAGTCGAGGTCGCGCTAGAGGCGGATTTCACCCTGGGCGGGCGCTGCATGACGTTCGTGCACGTGGCGACGCTGACCAGCATCGAAGAGGGCGAGTCGGATCGCGCGGTGATCAGGCTGCAACTCAATATTCAGTACCGAACATTGCGCACGGACCCGGCGGTGCAGGGTTAAAAGGCCGTGGTACGTGGCACGTTATACGTGACACGGAAAAGCGAACCACGAACCACGAACCACGAACCACGAACCACGAACCACGAACCACGAACCACGAACCACGAACCACGAACCACGAACCACGAACCACGAACACGGGGGCCCCATGGCACGAACAGGCGATTCGATCGTGATCGACCCGGTGACGCGCAAGGTCACGCACGTCAACGGCGAGGCGGTCAAGGAACACACGCCGGAGATGGATGCGCTCGTCGAGGAAGCCCTCGGACCGGCAGAGCCGGCCAAGCGCCAGCCGCGCCAGAAAAGCAGCAACGACGATATTTAATGCAGCACTGATCTTTTCCGGAGACAACCATGCTCAAGCAACTGACCGTGATCCTGGCCAAGGTCGAGGCCACCTATAACGTCGATCCGGTGCCCACCGGGGCGGCGGATGCCATCCTGGTGGAGAACCCGAGCTGGAGCCTGGACAGCGCACGGCGCTTCGAGCGCATGCCTGTCAAGGCCAGCCTCGCGCCGCTGAAGAGCCTGTACGGCGGCAGCCTGATGACGGTAAGCTTCGACGTGGAGGTCAAGGGTTCCGGCGCCGCCGGCACGCCGCCGGAGATCGGTGTGTTGCTGCGCGGCTGCGGGTTCGGGGAGACCATCGTCGCTTCCACATCGGTCGAATACGAGCCGGTATCGACTGCGCTCAAGTCGATAACGATCTACTACTACGAGGACGGTATACGCCGCATCCTGACAGGATGCCGCGGTAACGTGAACTTTTCAGCCGAGGTCGGCGGTCCAGGCAAGTTGTCCTTCGCATTCACCGGGCACTACAGCGCGCCCACCGATGTGGCTGTGGCAACGCCGACCTTCGACACCACTGTGCCGTCGGTGTGGCTGGGCATGGCTTCTTTCCTGGTCGATTCATACGCCGCGGTCATCACCAAGCTCGCCTTCGACATGGGCAACGAGGTCGCCAAGCCCGGGACCATTATCGCCGCTGACGGTTATGGAGAGATCCGCATCACCCGTCGTAACGTGACTGGCAGCATGGACCCGGAACAAACTCTGGTCGCGACCTACAACTGGATCAACAAGTGGCAGACGGTTGCCACCGGAGCGCTGACCTGCGGCACGCTGGGCACGGTGGCTGGGAACCGGTATCTCCTCACCATGCCTGCGCTCACCTGGTCCAGCCTGGCGCCTGCTGACAAGGAAGGCATCAGCACATTCGAGGCGGCGTTCGAGGCGCGCGAGAGCGCGAGTGATGATGAAATAAGTTTTCTCTTTACCTGACCATGCTGAAAGCGCTCAATCCGTTGACGCCTGAGTGGTACACGCCCAAGTCTGATGAAGGCAATGACAGCCCGACACGGTTCAAGATCAGGCCGCTGTCCGGTGTCGAGGGCATGGACCTGGAGCTGTTTCGTGACGTTGAGGGCAACACACGCATCAGCGGGCGCAGCGCAAAAATGATCCTGCGCCACGGGTTGTCGGACTGGGAGAACTTCGGGTCGGATGCCGACAAGCTGGATTTCAAGCCCGGCAACCCGGACGAGAACATCGCCCGGCTGCCGATGGCGATCGCCGACGAGCTGGTGGCAGAGATTTTCCGGCGCACGGTGATGCAGGAGACGGAAAGAAAAAACTGATTCTGGCCGTCCACGTGGCGGCCGAAACGCAGCGGCCATTCAACTGTACCCGCTGCACCTGGGGCAGGCACTGCGATGCATCAAGGGCGGCGTCGTACAAGAAGTGGCATATCACCTACCGCGGCGAGACGATCTTTCATTCACGCACCTGCCCGCTGCCGGTGGTCAGCTCCACATCGCACCAGATGATGCGCCTGTACCGACATTACAAAGGCGGTCGCTATCCGTTCGCCGGCGGGTTCTTCGAACAACCGAACTTCTACATCGAGGCGATGGAGGTGATTGAAAGAGTAGTCACCGAGATCGAGGCAGAGCGCGCGGAGCGGGCCAGGCGGGAGGCACGGCCATGATCTCGATGAAACTGGAACTCGACGGCCTGTTCAAGCCGGACAAGCTCAAGACCTGGGAGCGTCTGGTGAAGGCCGACATCCGCACGAGCCTCGCGCGCGGCATAGGCGCCGGCGCGCGCGAGGTGGTGGAGAAGCTGCGCTTTGCGCTGGCCTCGAGCCTGAACGTCAGGAAGCGGAGTTTTCCGAAGACCATCAGCCACAAGGTCTTCGACAAGAAACAGACGGAGTTTCCTGCGGTCATGATCGGAACGCGTGCGGCACTGGTGGCAGCCCACGCGTTCGGGGCGCACATCCAGGGCCCGGTGCTGATCCCGCTGCTAGAGGAGGGAAAACGCATCGGCCGCAAGCGCTTCGGCCTGCTGGTCAACGATCTGATGCGCGCCGGCAATGCGTACTTTCGCAATGTGAACGGCAAGGTGCTGCTGTTTGCCGAGCAGGACGCCGCCAACTCGAAAGGCCTGGCGCCGTTCCGGCGCGCCGAGCGCCTGCGCCGTGGCGGCAAGTTCAGGAAGAAAAAAGGCCTGGCGTTGGAGATCCCGATCGCGGTGCTGGTGCGCGATGTGGTGATACCGGCGAGGTTCCCGTTCACGGCGACGGTGCAGGCTGGACTGCCGGGGATAACGGCGGCTATTCAACGCGAGATGGACAAGGTATAAGCCATGGCCGAACGTGCCCAGATCCTGATACGCGCCAAGGACGAGACCGCAGCGGCCTTCTCCAGCGTCCAGGGTCACTTCAAGGGCGTGCACGACACCCTGCGCACGCTCGCGCCGCAGATCGCGGCGGCGCTGTCGGTGGGCGGCATCATCGCGTTCGCAAAGAGCGCGATCGACGCCGGCGACGCGATGAACGACATGAGCCAGAAAACTGGGCTAAGCGTGGAATCGCTGAGTCGCTGGCGTTTCGTCGCAGAGCAGTCGAACGCGACGTTGGAATCCATCCAGCCGGGCTTGAAGGGCTTGGCGCTGAACATGGAGTCGGCGGCACGCGGGAGCAAGGAATCCGCAGATGCGTTCCAGCGCCTGGGCGTGCCTGTCAAGGACGGCGCCGGCAACTTGCGGGCAATGGATGCGGTGATGCTGGATCTCGCCGGCAAGTTCGCGACAATGCCGGACGGAGCGCAGAAGAGCGCGCTGGCCATGCGGGTCTTCGGCAAGGCCGGTCTGGAAATGATCCCGATCCTGAACCAGGGATCTGCAGGGATCGCCGCGCAGATGGCGCTGGCCGAGAAGCTGGGCCTGGTGATGTCCACCGAGGCGGCAGCCGCGGCGGACGAACTGAACGATTCGTTGAACCTGGTCAAGCAGTCCGGCACGGCGCTGATGACAGAGTTCCTGAACCAGGCGGCGCCGGCGATCTCGCAGGTGGCCAGGGCGATGGCCGAGGCGGCACGCGACGGTGGGTTGTTCGCGGCCGCGATCCGCGGTTACGGCGAAGCGTGGAAAGTGCTGCTGTTCGGCGCCGATCCGTCGCAGATGGAACAGCAGCGCGAGTTCATCAGGGGCCTGACCAAAGAGATCGAGGTTCTGCAGAAGACTATTCCGATCCAGGAGAAAGCCGGTGTGCTTGGGCGGCTCTCTGGTGGGGACCCTGTTGAGATGAAGCGCAAGCTCGATGCGCTGATCCTGACGCTGAATTCCGCGCGCGTGGCCATGCGCCTGATGGAAGAGCAGGCGAACAAACCAATCAAGACCGGCGGCGCCGTGGTGACGCCGGCCGGGGAACTTGGTGGTGATCCTGAGAAGGCGCGCAGGGCAGCCGAGTCGCTCGCGAAAGAATTGCGCGCGCTCAAGAACGAGTCGGACGAGCTGTGGACCAAGGATCGCGACAACACCATGGCCGCGATGGAACTGCATCGCAAAGCCGATCTGGAGCGTGCCCAGTCGTTGCAGTCTTTGATTGATGAATCTGATGCGCTGTTCAATAGGGACCGCGACCAGACCATCGCCAGGAATGAGGCGATAACACAGGCCGAAGCGGCGAAGTTCCAGGCCCTGAAGCAAGGCCTGATGACCGAGAACGAGCTGCGCAAGTTCGCCTACGAAGAGGACATGAACGGCCTCAACAAGGCTCTGGACGACAAGCTGATCTCGCTGGAAAACTACTACACGCTGATTGGCAGGCTGATCAAGAACAACGAGAAGGAACGCGCCCGCATCGAAAATCAGGGCTGGTACGAGCGGCAGAAGTTCGCGGCTCTTTCCATGCAGGCGCAAACGAAGGATGTGTTCGGTTACCTGGCCAACATCACCGCCGGCGTGTCGCAGCACAACCGGGCTCTGTTCGAGATCAACAAGGTGGCTGGCATCGCCAATGCGATCATCAACGCCTACGAAGGCATCTCGCTCACCCTGTCCAAGTACGAGTACCCGCTGAACATCGCCCTGGCGGCAGCGCACGGCCTGGCAGCATTCGCGCAGGTATCTGCCATTGCATCAACCACGTTCGGGGCCGGCAGCGGCGCGCCATCTCTCGCAGGCGGCACCGCGGCGCCACCTGTTACTCCGATCGGTGGGGGCGTGCCAGGCGCCGGCAGCGGCAGCGGGACGACAACGATCATCAACCTCAACGGGGACAAGTTCGACCGCAAGCAAGTCAAGGATCTGATCGAGAAGATCAACGAAATGACGAAAGACGGTGGACGGGTAGTCCTTGCATGATCATCTATCCGTCAGCGTTCATTTTGAGCGAAGCCGCGGCCGGGCGGCCACTCACCAACTCGCGCATCGGCTGGCAAACGTACACATTCGACCTATCTCCGGCCGCCGTGACGGTCAGCACCGAGACCGCGGCCGGTCCGAAGGATGCGCCGCTGCGTCCGGATACGGCTGAATACTGGGAGCCGTCAGCTCTGCCTGCCACGTGGCAGGTTGACCTTGGAGCTGCGCGCGACATTGACTACATCGGTATCGCCGGCCACACGCTGGGGTCGAACGCTGTATCGGTGGAGCCGGAAACGAGTCTGGATGCTGCTGCATGGGTGCCGCTGTCGATTGATACCTTGCCGACGAACGATTCGCCGATCATGTTTCTGGACGATTCGCGATCGGCTAGGCACATCCGGCTGACGTTGACCGGTGTGTCTGCCATGCCGCAGATTGCGGTGATCTACATCGGAGAAGTGCTGGCCATGGAGGAGGAGATAATAGGCGCCGGTTTCATGCCGCTGACCATGTCGCGGCAGACCGTGCTGCACCGGTCGATGTCACGCGGCGGGCAGTTCCTCGGACAGGGGATTCGGCGCAACGGTGTTACCGGCACTGCAAATTTTGAATTTCTTACGCCGGCGTGGTATCGCTCCGAGTTCGATCCTTTCGTAGAACATGCCCGCCAGTTCCCGTATTTTTTCGGGTGGTGTCCGGAGCTGTATCCGGCAGAGGTCGGGTACGTCTGGACTGGCGTCGACATCATCGGGAGTTACTCAGGGAAAAAAGACTGGATGCAGGTGAAGTGGAACATGCAGGGAATAGGGAACGCGTGAAATGGACTACGGGCGCGAGACAGTAACTTTATTCGAGCTCGACATACCATTCTGTCGTAAACGATATGGCGAGACCAACGCGTTTGGCACCTGCCACGCCGTGCTTGGTGTCAGCAGCCAGCGCAAGTGTTTCCAGACCAGAGTGACCTGTCCCGTGCAGGCTGATTACGATCCGGTAACGCTGACCCTTCGGTTCGCCAGAGAGCAGGAAGGCACGGCAATGTACGGACCGCGTCTCACGTCGCTGATCGATCTGGAGACCACGCCTGCCGCTATCAATCTTGCGGCAATGGACAAGAACACATCGGCTCTGGGATCGCGCGAAGTGGTGACGATGCAATTTCAGGATCACAAGCATTCCGATCACCTGGTCGACAAATACCGTCTCGAACGCATCACCGGCGAAGCGCAAGCCGAATAACAGGAGGCTTAACTAAATGTATCCGAACCCATCGTCTTTCGTCCCGCTCGTCATCGGCAAGACAGACGGCCCGACGCTTACTGCGGCCGCCGCGGCTTCCTGTATCCCGACTGCTAACCGGCTAGTCCTGCCGCAGAACTACTGGTTTCCCGGCAAGCAATGGGTCGTGATGATGTCGGGCCGCATATCGTGCGCCGTCACCACACCTGGCACCGCACGTCTGGATTTGCGCACCGGGCCCAGCGGCACCATCATTGCGTTCGATACCGGCGCGCTTAATCTGAATATCGTCGCCAAGACCACGGTGCCATGGTTCTTCCAGGCGCGACTGACCTGCCGCGCAGAAGGCGCAAGCACCAGCAGCAACGTGTTCGGACTTGGTCAATTCATCTCCGAAGCAGTGATCGGATCACCGTTGCCCAGTGTCGGCGGCAACGGCGTACTCAATTGCCCCGTCGGCACTCCGGCGGTCGGTACCGGTTTTGACAATACGGCTGCGAACGCGGTGGACTGGTTCTTTACTCAGACGGTTGCCACGGGGAGTTTCACAGTTCACGGTTATGAAATCTGGGAAAGCATATAGACCGGAGATTACGTGTCGTTCCATCCGACCACGTTCCGACGCCATGCATCCGGGGCGTGGGGACCGCGGGCCACGTTTCGCGGCGCGCCTGGTCAGGCGCTCCGGAGCTCGTGGCGGACCGGCAGTGCCTTACGCGGCCGCACCTTCGGCGGTGGCCATGCGTCTGCGCAACCGGCCGCGGTTACGGGGTCCGGTTACGACCCATTCTGGGATCGCGGCACGTTCTGGGGCAAGTTCCTGGCGCGCAATCCGTACCATTCCGCCTACCGCTGTCGCGTCTACGAAGGCTTCGTGGGTGACGCGATTGCTGACATGCGGGTGCGGCATTACGTCGTCGACAGCATTGAAGGGCCGACAGACGGGCAGGTGACGCTGGTCGCCAAGGATCTGTTCAGCATCATCGAGGATCAGAAGGCGGTCGCGCCGCTGGCATCGCGCGGTGAACTGTCCGCTAACATCAGCGACGTATCAGGATCTGCCACGCTGAACCCGGCCGGGATCGGCGATCTGGACTATCCGGCTGCAGGCCACGTTGTGATCGGAGACGAGGCGATTGCCTTCACACGCGCCGGCGACGTGCTGACCTTCACCACCCGCGGCGCGCTGGGCACGGTGGCGGAAGATCACGACGATGACGACCTGGTGCAGATCGTGCTGACATACACCACCGAGCTTGCGGTGGATATCGTCTATGACCTGCTGCTCAACTACACGTCTCTTGAGTCTGCGGACCTTCCAAAGGCTGAATGGGATATCGAGCTTTCCGGTCTGGTAAATCTCTACAGCACGGATATCACGACGCCGACACCGGTTGCAGAACTGATAGGCGAGCTGGCTGAGCAGGCCGGTTTCACCATCTGGCCTGACGTTGAGACCGGGCAGATCAAGGTTGCTGCGTTGCGACCCACGGTGCCGACGGCAACGGTGAACGACGACGCGTGGCTGGTGGACGGATCGCTATCGGTCAAGCGCCAGGACGAGCGGCGCGTCTCGCAAGTCTGGCTCTACTACGGGCAGAAGAATCGGGTCGAGTCACTGGACGAGCCGAAGAACTTTCACTCGCGCGTTGTCACGCCGGACCTGGATGCCGAGGGCGAGTTCGAATATGCAGTACCGGCAATCACAGAGATATTTTCCCGGTGGATTCCGCAGTTCGGCCGAAGTGCGGCTACGGAAACGAGCGAGCGCTTGCTGGCCATGTTCCGCGACCCTCCGCTGGAGGCGACATTCAGGCTGCACGCGAGCCGCGATGGCGAACTGGACCTGGCGCGCTACTTCAACCTTGAAACGCAAGAGGTGCAGGACGATACCGGCGCCGTCCTGCCGGTGACCATGGCGGCGGTGGAGATCGAGCGCGGCGAGAACGAGCTGGAAATCCGCGCGCAACAGGTTGCCTTCGCAACGCCTGATGCCGGAACAGGCGAGCGCGTCATCTACATCGAGAATGACGCGTGGAACTTGAATCTGCGAACGATCCACGACTCGCTGTACGCGGCGCCTGACGGCACGGAGACGGTTCGCTTCATTGTAATCGACGGTGCCACGGTGGGCAGTACGTCCACCTCTACCAAGGCGATGGTTACCGGCTCATGGCCGGCTGGCGTAGCGCTGTTCCTAGACAACCTCGGGCGCATCGAGGGCAAGGGCGCAGGCGGCGGTAAGGGGGGGAGTCTGGCGAATGGCTCTCCAGGTGGCGTGGGCGGCGATGCGCTACTGGCAACATTCGCCATCTCTGTCGATAACACAGGCGGCGAGATATGGTCCGGTGGTGGTGGTGGTGGTGGTGGTGGTGCGGCTGATGCTGTAGGTGGAAATCCAGGCGGTGGTGGCGGGGGTGGTGGCGCTGGGACTAATCCAGGTACGGGCGGCGCTGGTGGTCTGGGAGATGCAGGTCCGACATCGCATGGAGATGCCGGCAGTAATGGAACAGCATCTACTGGCGGCGCTGGTGGTGCTGGTGGCGATGCTACGTTCGGAGGAGGGGGCGGCGATGGCGGCAATGGAGGCGGGCCGGGACTGAACGGTAGCGCCGGGGCGAATGGAACAGGCGGCACAACAAACTATACGGGCGGTGCTGGCGGTGCCGCTGGCGACTATATCGTGGGCAATGCTTTCGTGACGTGGATAGCAAACGGTGATAGACGTGGAGGTGTGTCTTGAGTTTAGCGTGCTTTAACAGTGCGTCGTTCGTCACCAGTGCGGGACTAGGCATCTCCGTCAGTCCTACTGTTGAGGTGCGCCGGGAATCAGACAGCGGTCTGGCCGCGATCTTCTCTGACGCCGCAGGAACCACGCCGATCACAAATCCGTCTGCATTCGCGGATAGCGTAGGGCGCTTCACGTTCTACGCGGCCGGGATCTCTGAAGGATACAGCGTCCTGGTCACGAAGGGCGCCGAGAGCTTCACCCTGCACAACGTACTTGATTCTGACGTTGGCTTCATCCAGTCCGGCGCTGGGGCAGTTACAAGGACGGTGCAGGACAAAGAGCGAGATATCTTCAGCGTATTTGACTTCATGACTGCGGCTCAGATTGCAGATGTGCGCGCAAGAACTGCTGCTGTTGATGTTGGCGCTGCGATAATTGCTGCACTAGATGCTGTAGACAACAATACAGGCACGCTCTATTTCCCTTCTGGTATTTATGCCTATGCGACCAGCCCTAACTTTGCACGCGCTGGCGTCAATATCTTTGCAGACAGGGGAACGCTTTTCAAACATACAGGCACAGGGAATGCGTTCACTTTAGACGGCGGCGCCGCTGGTTCCGGGATACTAGGTCTGCGTTATGACAATATCACTGTGCAGGGCAATGCCAACTCTACCAACGGAATATATGTCAGATCTATCCACCACTCTGTATTTCTCCATGCCCGTTGCACAGGATGCGCAACTACTGGGGCTGCAATACTTGTGGAGTGGGGGGTAGTCAACACATGGATAAATCCCACGGTCTCAGTAAATGAGGGCGCATTTGCTGTCATTCCATTGTACGGAATGAAATTAAGTCGCCGGTCAGGAACAGATCACACAACCGAACAGACAGTCATAAGCCCTATATTCGAAGGTCTGACGCAGGCGAACGGGGCTGGGATTTATATTGATTTTTCGTCCGTGAATAAGTTTATCGGTGGCACAAGCGAGAGCAACACGAACGGTCTCATCATAACGAACGATTCCGGGTCTGGTATGAATTCGTTCGATTCCCTGTTTTTTGAAGCTAACACCACATTCGACGTGAGTCTTGTGGATGCTGTGTCTAGCACCTTCAAGAACATTGCTGCAAGCTCCGGGACAGTCTCTCTAACTGGGTCTGCCAACAGAAATATATTCATTGGTGGATACATCGATGTTATTGAGTGCGGAGCCAGCACTCAGAAAAACACATTCATTGGAACTCAGATCATCACCACGCGCACTGATAGCAGCGCAAGTGGTAACGAAAACGAATGGATAAACTGCACAGGTCCAGGTGGTACGACATATACCAATAAATTCCGTGGAGGCATTGCTGCAACAACGATTCCACAGGCGTATTCGGCATCTATAACCATAGACTGCTTTGCTCAAGACATTGCCCCAATAACTGTGACGGATGGAGTTGCTTTCACAATCCAGACCCCAACGAACCCAACTAGAGGACAGTCCTTGACTATAGGAATACTAAATGCCAGTGGCGGTGCGGTCGGCGCACTTACTTGGGCCGGGGATTTCAAAATGGCTACATGGGTCTCTCCAGCCACTGGATTCGGGCGCTATATCACATTTTACTATTCCGGGACATTCTGGAAGGAAACGAGCCGGAATGCAGCGGATATTCCGAATTGACAACGAACACAAAATCGACAACCAGGCCCGCCCCGAGCGGGCTTTTTAATGTGCGCACGTCAACATAATGAACGATTGCATGGGCATAAGGACGTGAGCGAAGAATGTCCAAAGTACATCAATGAACCAAGACACTAAAGAACGAAGACGCAGCGCAGATTTGGAACTTGCTGCTTTGCGTAAATGCGTCGAGGACATGAAGGAACTGGACGACGAACTACACACAGAGGTAAAGGAATTGTTGAGAGCATGGGATACCGCGACCGGGTTGGTGGTGTTTATAAAATGGCTGGCTGGTCTGGCTGCCGCTCTCGGCGTGATCTGGGTATTCCTTAATGGGATGCCTAAACAGTGAGTTTCGAGCTTAAGCACGTTGCCAAAATATCCTCAGGAGCCTTTGGAGTGCTGCTGAATAACGGCGTGCCGTTTGCCGTAACATTGGAGAGAACCTATGATCCAGGAAACACGGTCAAGATCGGGAATGGATTTCATGAATGCAGCCGGTCCCGCTATGCAAAGGGCGGATATGACACGTTTGAGATTGCTGTGCCAGGCCATTCGAGGATTCTATTCCATAAGGGAAACACAGAACTCCACTCGGAAGGCTGCGTACTCGTCGCGGAGTCCTTTGCGGTTTTCGGAGATAAGCCCGGAGTGGCTATGAGTGCTGAAGGCTTCAACGAGTTTATGAAGCGAG